AATAAACGTAAGCGCAGATGAAAACAACTTTGTAGCAGACGAAGCAGCTGTTTGGGCAATCGTGTGTGCTGTTGTTGCCGCTGTGCTTGCAGCTGTAGCGGCCGCATCCGCCGTCATAGCGGCTACCTTACCCATGACCCATTTCGCAACATTCTGTAAAATGTTCATGCCTTTTACAGCCGCAATATAACCTGTAACAAGGGGGATAATAATATGAATTTTGTCTCCTACAAACCCAAGAGCCTTCACCAATATAGGAATTGTTGTCTTTGCAATTTTCACAACAATCTCAACAAGTTTTCCAAATAGCTTACCGACGCTTTGTAAGGCGCTCTTCAATTCACCGCTTGTAAATGAACTGGAAATCTCGTTGACTGCCTGCATAGCATACTTGACGGCTTCTTTTAACGGTGCGTTGATTCCGTCATAGATGGCAAGTCCAAGGCCCTCTAAGCTTGACCCTAAAAGGGTGATTTGCCCTTTTAGGTTATCGTTCATGGTCTCTGCCATCTCTTTAGCGCTGCCATCTGCGTTATTGATCTGCTCTGCTAGAGAAGCAAAGTCCTTGTCGGATGCGTTCACAATTGCAAGCAATCCAGACATACCCTCTTGCCCCGCCAAAGAAGCTGCAAGCTGTGTCTTCTGTGCATCCGATAATTTGCCAAAGCCCGTGCGCAGCTCTTCTAAAACCTCGTTGAACGGCTTCATGTTGCCTTTCGCGTCTGTAAGAGATACGCCCAGCGTTTTCATTGCATCTTTTACTTCATCGGTCGGTTTCACCATCCGAGAAAGCAGCGAACGCAGCGCCGTACCTGCTTGGCTTGCCTTGATACCACTGTTTGCCATCAGGCCCAGCGCCAGCGATACGTCCTCAATGCTGTATTTCATCGCCCCAGCCACAGGAGCCACAT